ACCTTCTGTCCAACCTAATTTGCCCAATAACCACCCTGTAGCATCAGTAATAAGTTGTAATGGAGCAGATACTAAAGTGTTAAACATTCCTTCAACAGCACCTTGGATTCCACCTATGATACCGTCTTCTTGATACCCTTCAATAAATCCTTTTACTCCTGACCAAGCTGCCATAAAAGCAGTCAAAGGCCAAAATAATTTACCAAAAACTTTTCCAATATTTCCAAGAAATTTTAATGGTCCTGACAGTGCTTTTCTAAGGTTAGCAACCTTTGTTGCCATATCTTCAAATGCTAAAGTTATTCTAGATAAGAAATCAGCAAGTTTCCCAAATCCGGGTAGATTTTTTAATTTAAATGCTAGGTCTTCTATTAGTTGAAATGAACCTTGTAAAAGTTTTAATGTTCCTTCTAGTGCAGCTAAAGCTCCAACTGAAAACACTCTACCCAATGTTACTACAATTGATCCTATAACACCAAAAATTTGTTTAACTCTGTCAAAAAGAGCTGATAATCCCAAAAGGTCTAATATCCCAAACTTACCTAAATTGAAAAGACCACCAGTTTTATCATTGGTCACACCACCAGCAGTCATACTCGGAGCGGAGATTCCTGCACCTTCACGCATAGCTTCCAAACGGTCTAATCTGTCCTGCTTATTCAACTCAAGCAGACTTGTCACCCTGTCAGTTAGGGTTTCAATCTCAGTTTTAATGAATTGAGTTTCTAATAACTGTTCTTCATTGACTTCTGTAAGTCTGTCAATAACATCCGTTAAAGCCATTTACTGTCTCTGTTTCTGTTTCTCTGCTTCTTCTTTTAACCATTGTATAAGCATAGTAATATAGACTTCACGTTCCCAAGGCATCATATTTTCAAGTTCTGTCAAAGAATATTTATGGTGCTGCATCAACTGAAAATTTAGTGTATAGTAATTTACTAAATTTTCATGTGAGAGGCATACTAAAAAAAATCGTTAGTCCCCTTCAGAGTGATCTCGTTTTCATGTTCACAACTTTCACATGTAAACTTCACATCATGTTTCATCTGAGGTAAATCTTCGACAAACTTTCTAACTTCTTCAAACTGCTTATTACTAAACGATTCAAGGAATGCCATTACTTCTTCTTTAGGTTCATCAGCAAAACTAATCTTTTCTTCTTCTGTCTCTAAACTCTCCAGGCAAATTGCAATCAAATCAAAAATCTGCTGTGTCTGAGATGTATTATTCTTTTCATTATCTAACATAGTATTTGTGACTTCAGATAACACAGGATACTTGAGTGTCAGAGTCATATCATCAGTAAGTTTAATCGGTTTAATTGTTTTAGGAACTGCAACCTTAATCTTACTCAAGTCAACGCTAACTTGATTCGGTGTACTACACTCTGAACACTTAATATTGATGTTAGAAGATTCGCCTACAGACTTAGAACGAATCTGCGTAAACAGATATTCAATATCGAATACAGGAAGATTATAGACATTAATATCTTCATCAATACATGCTGCAATGGTATCAGAGATTGCGTCTAATGCAACCTTTTTATCTTCAGACTCCAATGCCATCATTAGAATCTTTTCTTCCTTGACAAGATAAGGTCTGAATTTTACTTGCTTGCCATTAGAAGGAATTTTTGTGGTATATTTAATCGACTCATTAAGTTTAGGTAAAGCCATTTTATAACTCCATTAAGTAGTGCGTTCCCAATCAGTAAATGCTAACTGTACATTGAGTTGTGTGATTTGATTCTGGAGACCATCTCCAAGTTCGATAGGATTAATTGTAACAGGAAATGCTCTGATAAGTTTCACGCCATAGACGACAGATTCTTCTTTTTTATCTAACTGTTCAATTTCAATATTTTCTGAATATTCATTTTTATATGAAAGTTCATAGGTGTCGAAACCGATAATCTTTTCATGCCAGTCTTCAAAATAGTTCTTGACAGAATACTCATTATCTAGTAAGAATGACAGACTCACATCATCAAAAACGAATCCATATGGCATTTTTTGTGTAATCATGCCAATACGTCTTTCAGTAGTAGTGATCTGTCTGCCCGGCAAGTTTGCTGCTTGGCAGAGAATATCACCTTCTCTATTCAGACCCGGAATCTTAATTCGATACCTATCTGGTTGTGCAGGTGGTTTGCTTGCAAACGCACCTTTTAAATCTTCAATAGTCGCCATTAGGCTGTCATCTTTCTTCTAGAATCTCTATATACTTCACTGCTGCTTGCCTTCTCAAAGTCTGCAGTCGGCAAGAACGTAGCAATCTCCCATTCAGGTGCTGGCACTAATGCAAGTCGTGATCTTACATGAGCATTCAAATATCTTTTTAGACATGGTTTAAATGCTCTCAATCTAGACGCACGTTTTAGCATATCATACGAAAGTCTGAAACGAGTAGATTCATCATATCTTTCATTATTTATAGTGCCAAGCAGTGCATCTAAGAATTTTGCTCTGGTTGCAAGAGGTAAATAGTGCAAGTTTAGACCCATAAACCCACGAGGTGCTGGACCTACCATAATAATAAGTGGGAATCTATCGTAGTAGGGCAGAGTCTCTTTGTGCTTGGGATCATAGAAATACATATACATTCTACCGACAGCAGGACGACTACGTAATTCAATAGGATCTTCTTTCATCAGCTTACTTCTACTGACATTTAGATTCTTTGCCTTGTTCATAAACCATGCACGGGACTCTTTACTCCGAGGGGTAATCCCTTTACGAAAAGCTTCAAACTCTAGTTTTTGAAACAGACTTGCCATTTAGAATTTCATTCCCATTTGTTTTAGTGTATGTTCAGTCCATATCTGAAATTCATAACCATTATCTAAGCAGTATTCTTTTGCTGCTTTCCACTTACATTGATTCTTAACATATTCCAGAGATTCAGATATAAACCTTATTGTCCTGCGTTTACCTTTTGGCGGTTTAGTTTGCTTGTCTGGTTTAATCTCTACCAGAATCGTTCTCCCGTCCTTCATATTTAGTTTTAAATCAACAAAATACCGATGGTATTTGTTATCAATCGCACTAATATATGGTATCACAGTTTCTTCTGAAGACCATGATTTGATATCAGATTGATTCTCTACCCATTTGAATGCAAACTTTTCCCAGTACGATCTATAAATAACCTGAGTATGGTCTCCATCGTATTTCTTAGGTTTCTTGACTTTGTATTTACCTTTGTAAGTTTTCATAGCACCATATAAATAAATATAAATTACCAAAATATTTATAGGATAACTAATGATAGGAATAAGATACCCTATTGAACAGGATGAGAAATACAAAGCTCGAGTAACTTTCACGGCAAAAGGGTCAGGTGGATTATACGGCGGTACCGCTAATTTGTATTTCCCAGAAGCAGTGAGTTTCTCTGATGGGTTGGTATATGATAATGCTAACTTAGGTATTGCTGGCGAAATTGCTAGAAAGGCGTCGGGCGGATATTCTGATGCTGTAAGCGATGTTTTTGATAGAAATATTAATGAGTTGATAAAAGGGGGATCTGCTAAAATTGGCGAAATTGGAACTTCTGTAGCGGACACTTTAGGTAGTACACAAAACCTAAGAAATATGGCATCAGGCGGAAGCCCTATCCTTAATCAAACTTTTAGTTTGGGTGTGCAGGGATTTGCCCCCGAACCGATTGCAGCTGGTGTTGCAGCAGGAACAGGAGTGACAGCAAACCCACATAAAAGATCCATTTTTAAAGATGTTGCTTTAAGAACATTTACATTTTCATTTTTAATGAGCCCACAAAGCGAAACTGAAAGTCAGGCGATTGAGAATATTGTAGACTTTTTTAGAGAGAATGCCTATCCAGATAAAATTCTTGGTGGATTTGGATATAAGTTTCCAACAAAGTTTTATATTACATTCTATTATGATAATAGAAAGATGTCTCAAGCACCCAGAATCCTACCAAGTTATTTGACAAGCGTTAATACTACATTAAACCCAAGGTCTTCTTCTTTCTTCAAAGACGGTAAAGCGAATGAGGTTCAACTTACAATGTCTTTCCAAGAAGAAAGAGCATTAGACAAATCAGATATTAAGAAGGGTTTCTAATGTCATATTTTAAGAATTACCCCAATATTAATTACAAGTTCGGTAATGAAGCGACATCTACTTCGGTTCAAGACCTTGGAGCGTATGTTGATTTATTCGATAGAGTGAAAGACGATATTTCTTACTATGAGGAATATAATCTAAGAGACGGTGATCGTCCTGATCAGGTTTCTAATTATCTCTATGGTTCTCCTGATTACCACTGGACATTTTACCTGCTGAATGATGATCTGAAGAGAAGAGGTTGGCCTTTAACTCGTACAAGAATCAGTGATAAAGCAAAAGAAGAATATCCAAATATTGCTTTTACAACTAGAGCAAATATTTCAGAGCAGTTTCTAATAGGTAGTAATATTACGGGACAAACTTCTGGTGTTACTGGAAAGATTCTAAGAAGACGTCCAGATATGGGTCAGATTATTGTTGAAAAAACTACAACAAATCAAACCTTTACAGGCACGCCAGACACAAATAGTGATCTGGATATTGAACTAACAAGCAATAACACTTTTGTGAATAGTAGTGATTGGGTCGTTACAAATACAACTACAAATACTGTTGTAACAGATCATACAATTGTTATTTCTACAGATAAGACAGAAGCAACTATTGGCAATCTTACATTCGGATTTAATTATTCAATCGTAACTAAAATCTTGACGAATGCAAATTTTGTTAAAGGTGAAGCAATTATTACTACAGAAAATGAAGTCGAAAAGAACATTATTGTTGATTCAGTTGTAGATGAATATAATGCAAAACATCACTATGAAGATGCGTCTGGTAACTATGTTGACATTGCACCGAATGCTCCATTTATTCAGAGAGTTTCTTATGAAATTCCATGGGATGGTTCAGGCATAGAGGCGACAGACTTTACTATTGATGACATTAAAATCTCTAATCTTACCTCGATCTTTACTGACTTTAGTTTGGATGAGGTCACAACTCAAACAATCTTAGGGAATGTTCTTCCGGGTGGATCTGCTCTTGTGATTGCTGGATTGCTGCAGGCAGCATTTAACAATGATGATGATTATACAGTAGATGATTGGCAGAGTGGATTTTTGGTCGGCACTCTAGGACTCTCTACAGAGTTTCAGAATGTTGTGTCGCTTCAATTAGGCGCTATTGTAAATGGTATTGCAGGAGCAGGTGGCACTTCTCCGACGAGTATCGTCTATCACACATTTACACTGGTGGACAATCAATTAAACATTTTTGATTCTACTACCACTGCGCCACAATATATTGCATTTGAATTTAGGTCTGATGTAGATGTAGACTTTCTTGGCGGCGACTATACTCTCATGCCTTTCAACACAGACGGTAATGATATTTTAGCGAATGATGTTACAGATGAAGATGAAAGAAACTTCATGGTCTACAAGAATATTGGTAACACAGGAACGCCAGTAACAGGCACACCATTCTTGACGAGCAAAACGACAGATGGCGTTTCAACACTCAACTCTGCTTTCACCTTTGTTCAGAATGCCTTTGAAACATATATCGCTACGAACTATGATGATTTGATCCCTGCTACGATTGTCCCTGTTACATTCCTGGAAAGATATGAAAAAGAAAACGAAGAAGTTCGGCCAATCAAAGTTCTAAGACCAGAGATTATCGTGCAGTTTGATACTGCATTTAAGAGAATTCTTTCTGAATCTACAGCAGAACAGATAGAAGATGTTATTGGTACTATTTCTGGGGATACTTCGTTCACTTCTGTGATAACTACAGCGTCTCTTCAAAATCAAGCAACTGGAGCATCTTCTTCTAGTAGCAGTAGTAGTAGTGGCGGAGGAAGTAGTTATTAATGAGCACTACTGGTAAACATCATCCTTTTTATGTTGCACAGACAAAAATTCTTGTTTCTTCTCCGAGATACCCAACACAAGAAATTACAAAGATTGTCGCTGAAGTCAACATGTATGAAAATATTGGACTTCCTTATATAACAGCTCGATTAGTTATTATTGACTCTGCTAACGCATCTAATGCTGTACAGTTTCAAGGACAAGAGAAAGTTCAAATTATTGTCCTGGACTCAGAGGCGCAACCCATTATAAATAAAGAATTTATTTGTATGGGCGTCGAGTTTGGTCAGAAGGTCGGAGATGATAAATCTGCGTATGTTGTAAAACTTGTTGAAGAGCATGTGATGTTGAGCAACCTTACTAGATTCAGTAAGGTATACCAAGGTAAACCTGAAGCTATTTGTAATGCAGTTTGCTCTGAGCAAATGGGCGTGTCAGTTTCTTCTGACGGTTCATCGCAATCTGATATGAGAGTTGTATTCCCGTTCACAGTTTCCCCTTTAGAGGCAGCAAACTGGATGGCAGCACGTTGCACCAATGGATCTGGCATCCCATTTTATTTTTATTCTACAATGGACGATGAGAGTTTACAACTCAAAGATATTTCTGTTCTGTTAGGACAAGGTCCATTTAATGATAAAGATTTTGTTTACGGCACGACTGGCAACAAAGAGGCAGGTGGACCGGAAGATTACGATATTCTGAGTAAAAAGATTACAAACTATACGATTAATAATAACGAAGACACTTTGCTAGCAATGGCAAGGAATGTGTATGGTGGATATTATAATTTTGTTGATACCTATGAATATGGCGGACAAGAGATTATTCACGATTTAACAAAACCATTAGGTTCATTAACTGCAGTGAATGGATCAGCATTCCCATACAATTATGATCCTGTATTTAAGACAGGGAGACCTTATCATAAAGGGCAGAATACTTATTCGACACAGATTGTGACTAGAAAATTGTTTGATGACACCAATTCCTTTTTGGAAGAACAAGAATTGAGAAATCATTTATATAAAGCAGAGTCTAGAGCAATCTACTCATTTATGGATCAGCAACCGATTAACATTACTGTTCCCGGTATTTCTTTTGGGTTTGACAAGCTCGGTAAACAGATGAAAATCTATATACAAAAAGATATTCCAGCAGAGGAAGAATCTACTGTAGAGAGTGTTAAAGACAAAAAGAGATCAGGTGTATACCTTATACAAAAAGTCATGTATACGATCTTCCAGAACAGACTTACTGCGACTGTGACTGCAACTAAAACAAGCACCGATCCAAGTCTGGGTGGTGAACAATTGAATAAGAATTAAAGATATGGAACTATACAAGGTATTACAGAAAGAGTTTTATGGGGACGATACCCGTTGGTTCTTGGGTATTGTTGAAGATAATAAAAACGACCCTGAAAAACTCGGTAGAGTTAGAGTTCGGGTGTATGGTCTGCACAACCCTTATCTTTCTGATGTTCCTACAGAATTATTGCCATGGGCTTCTGTTCTAGTCCCTGCTACATTCGGCGGTGTCTCTGGCGTAGGCAGAAGTCCTACAGGTATCGAACAGGGATCATGGGTTTTTGGTGTTTTCTTAGACGGCAAACATTCTCAGAATCCATTAGTTCTTGGCACTATTGGTAAGATCGAACAGAGTCCGGGAGATGATATTCAACCTGAAGCAAAAATTGTACCAACCTCTATTGCCACATCAATTGGTGGTGCTGGTGGTTCTGTAAATGCAGTTAATGTTGGTGGAACGATTATTGCAAACTCTTCTCAAGGGCAGATTATTTTTGAGGCGGGCGTTGCCGAAGGATTCAGGGTAGAAACTGCAGCAGCACTTGCAGCAGCAAGTTACACACCATAAGGAGTTATCATGGCAAAGTATAAACCAGAATTACAACTTAATCCAAGGACAGGAGATACTGTCTATGCTTTAGGTGCTGGTCCTAAACCTGATCCTACAAAATTGGCAGGTGCACAGAATGAAGATGATGCAACCTTTGGTGTTTTTAAGTTTCGTGGTGTAATGAAGCAGAAATATTTTGATTATTGCTTTTCTGGCAACTTAGATATGAATGATGTTACAAATCAAACAAACTTTTTAATCAAACAACTTAGAGAAGATAATTCTTTACGGGGAAGTGAATTGAAAGAGGCGAAGACAGTAGAACAAGCAGCTTTGATTATTCATCAATATATTTTAAAAGATACTTCGGGTCTACAGAATACTATAGATACTGCGTATGACCTTTTAGATAGGAATAGTGCATAATGGCCAATCAGTATAATACAGATGTTGCACCAGATACAACTAAAGGGCAACTTGGCGTAAGAGAAAATGTTCTGGAGGGGGTTTCCCTTGCGGGCAATCAGACATCCCTAAATGATTATTTTTCTAAACTCAGAAATCAGCCTACAGTTTTAGGCGATGCTTTGTATGGAGCAACTTTTGAGTCAAAAAGTGAAATAACTTCTAGACTTTTAGATGGTCAAATTAACGGTCCTCTTAACACTTTCGATGGAGGAACAAATATTCCTCCATTGACAGGTTCTGGCGTAAGTGAAGGGGTATATCAATTTGATGGAGGAACAAATGCTCCTCCAGAATCTGGCAGCGGATCAGATCCAGATCCAGAAAATGATGTTCTACCTAATGAACCAGGAGGCGCATTAGGATCTTCCATTGAAGATCAAAAACCATCAGCTGGTGGAGGGTTCAAACCTCTAAATTGTACAAAGTTTATTGGTAATGAAAAAGTAGAGCATGCAGGGCAACCCACGCCACCATCTTATCCAGATGAACTTGGTGGAGCGGCAGGAGCTGCTAGTTCATACCAACCTTATGGTGATGAATTTGATGCACCGGGTGGAACAGATTATAGCGGGTTGGGTCTGGTTTTGTCATCGGACGGAACACCTGTACGGACTGCTTCAGGTGGATTTGTTAGAACTAGACCATTATCCGGTCCAGCGGGTGGACCTATCCCTTCTGATAAACCTCTTTCTCCAACAGGAATGCCCCCCGGAGCTGCAAGAGCAGAGGCACTGACTTTCCAAGACCCTGCCACTGTTGCAAAAAGTAGCAGACTTACTCAATGTGATAAAACGACAATAGTTGGTCCTACTGGGCAATATGCAGCTCAATTAAAGGCGATGATGTGCGATGAGGAAATGATTTACTTTTCGGAACAATATATTATATACTCAAATACTGCTGGCGGTGGAACACAGGGGTATGATGCTGCTAAGGCATTAGGTGCAGGATTGAATGGTCTTGCAGAAGGGCAATTTGATGCTGCTACTAATCTAGAGGTTCAAGAATCTATTCTGAATGCGATTGGTATTGATGATCCTTCCTCTATTGAAGGGTTTGAATTTGGTGATTCTTTACAAGCGACATTTGATAATTTAAGAGCATCTGGTGTGAATGTCGATGGTATATTAGCATCAACTAATCCTCTTCAAGTAGCAAATGCATTCTTAGGTGCTAGTGAAAATAATCCGCAGCAGGCAGGACTGTTAGCAGAGTTCTTTAGAGAATCTGTCGGATGGAATGTTAGCGGAGCAGATTTGACTCAATCTCAAAATGCATGGTGTGCTGCATTCGCAAACTCAGTTCTCAGTGCTACAGGATTAGAAACAAACACGCCGAATGTTCTTGGTGCTGCAGCATTTGCTAATTGGGGATCAGCTGTCTACACTCCTGGATCTGGCGTCGGCAGTATTTCAAATATTCAGCCGGGTGATGTTGCTGTCTTTAAATGGCCTACTGGTGGTAATCATGTCGGATTTGTGCAATCTGTACAAGGTGATACAATCAACGTACTGGGAGGCAATCAAAGCGATTCTGTGAAAGTTAGTAATTACAAACTAAAAGATTTGACACATGTTAGAAGGGCGAGCAAAGAATAATGGCAGTAGGCGGATATTTAAAAACAGTAAAAAGAATTGTAAAGTTTTCAGATTCTTTCGATCCAAAAATTAAGACATTACAGTCTGACTTTTTAGGTGATGATGTAAATCCTGTCTTTGATGTGGATAAAGTTGAAGTTGGAGATATTATCGAAACAGAAGAAGAGATGGAAGCGTATCTCCGTTCTTCGAGAAGAGAGTATACAGAGACTATTGTATATCATACTTCTAGCGATTATACTCAGAACTTCAAAAGAGATGAGTTGGTCGATTGGTTCTCTACAGAATATGGATTAGACGATATTAATTTTCATTTCTTGATTCTTAGAGATGGACGTATACAGATTAACAAGTTAATTAATTCTACACCTTCGCATACACCTGTACAAACTCATTTAGAGCATAGCATTAGTATTGCATTTGTAGGTGGAATTAAAAATGGTGTTCAAGACATTAAATCATGTTCTCCTAAGCAATGGCATACTTTTCATAAATTTTTGAAATGTTTTTATA